GTATGGTGACGCTCTTCGCGTGGTTCGCGCAGAATCAGGCATTCTAAACGCTGGTGCAAACAGTGGTATCCTCATTCGTGACGATGACCATTATGAAGCATCCTTTGCCGATGGGTCAGGTTCTCACGGTGAGTGGGCTGCTCGTACCGCTGGTACTCATGGTAATTCACTTGGTGTGGATATCTGTCCTAGCGCCCGAGCATTTTCACAGCAACTTGGTTCTCTTAACCTAGTTAATGGTGCTGGTGCAATTGGTGATCTATCAATTACAGTTGATGACCAAAATGCAACTGATGCCGCAATCATAATCGGGGACATCATTCAGTTCTATGATGCAAGTGCTATCGTTTCAGTAGTTAACGGTGCAATCACAGTTGCTTCTAAAACTCTTACTCTTGATGGTGGAACTGGTGCTCTTGCAGCTGGACAACGAGTAATTGGTGCTGGTATATCAGATGGTGACGAAGTTGTTAAGATTGCATCAGTAACATCACAAAGTGGTAGTTCTGGTTCGGTTATCGGCGTTGTTGTTTTAGATAAAGCAATTACAGTTGCCGACAATGTAGCTCTGGTGCTTTCAGCAGCTGCTGGTCATGACAAAGTGGAATCGGGTAACGTAGAATATGAAGTTACAGCAATTTCTTCTGAAACTCTCACCATTCGGGTTCTTGATGATCCTGCTGGTGCCGGACTTCAGACAATTATTCCTGATAACTCTCTAGTTCGTCGTCGTTGGCGTTTCAGTGATCTATTTGCTGAAGCTCCCGGCACATCTGCTTTTTCAATTGCGAACGGCCGCGGTGAACTAGATGAACTTCACGTTGCAGTTTATGACAAAACAGGTGACATTACAGGTTTTGATGTTGATGTTAAAGGACAACGCACAGCAGCAATCATCGAAGTGTTCCCAGCAATGTCTAAGAACCCAAGTGGGAAGACAACACAGGGTGGTAATAACTACTATGCAGATGTTATCTTCCGTAGTTCTGGATTTATTTACTGGACAGATCATATTAGTGCTGGTTCCAACTGGGGTACAGATATTGCATCAGGTACGGACTATACAATAGTAAGTGGAGTTACTGTTGATACACTAACTGGTGGAACGGATGATTACTCCGTGACTGCTGGTGAAATGGAACTTGCATATGACAAGTTTGCTGACACAGAAAATCTTGACATCAACCTCGTATTGGGTGGTCCAAGTTCTGCTGTTGCAGATACAGAAGCTGGTCAGGACACACATGTTACTATGATCACAGACCTTGTTGAGTTGCGTAGGGATTGCGTTGGTTTCGTATCTCCTTATCGTGCTGCAACAGTTGGTGTAACATCATCCATCACTCAGACAGAAAATGTCAAGGATGCGTTTGACAAATGCCCATCGTCTTCGTACATGGTATTCGATAGTGGATACAAGTACATGTATGATAAGTATAACGATGTGTTTCGATTTGTTCCTTTGAACGGTGATACTGCTGGTCTTTGTGCAAATACAGATGCTGTTGCAGACCCTTGGTTCTCCCCAGCTGGTTTCACTCGCGGAGCAGTTCGCAGTGCAGTTAAACTTTCTTATAACCCACAGAAAGCAGATCGTGACATTCTCTACAAGGCTCGGATTAACCCAGTGGTTGATTTCCCCGGTCAGGGTGTCACACTCTTTGGTGATAAGACTGCTCTCTCCAAACCAAGTGCATTTGATCGCATTAACGTGCGTCGTCTGTTTCTTGTTCTTGAGAAGGCAATTGCCACTGCTTCTAAGTTCCAACTCTTTGAGTTCAACGATGAATTCACAAGGGCCCAGTTCCGCAATCTGGTAGAACCTTTCTTGCGGGATGTGCAGGGTCGTAGAGGTATTTTCGACTTTAAGGTAGTTTGTGACACAACTAATAACACTGGTGAGGTCATTGACCGTAACGAGTTTATTGGTGACATCTACATCAAACCAGCAAGGTCAATCAACTTTATTACACTAAACTTCATCGCCGTTCGAACTGGTGTTGCGTTTAGTGAGGTAGGAGGTTAATCATGGCTAATATAGACGACTTTAAAGCAAATCTAATCGGTGGTGGTGCAAGAGCCAACCAATTTAGGGTAACTATTACTCCACCATCAGGTATCGCAATCGGTCTTGATACTCGTAGAACTTCGTTTCTTGTAAAAGGTGCAGCATTACCAACCCGTGCTATCACTGAAATTCCTTTGAAATTCCGTGGTCGTACAATCTACATGGCAGGTGATGCAGCTGAACCAGAAGCTTGGGAAGTTACATTTCTTAATGACACTGACTTCATGATCAAAAATGCAATTGAACTCTGGTCAAACGGCATAAATGATTTTGCTCTTAATACTGGTGTTGTTTCTCCTGCTGATTATCAGACAGACTTGACTGTTGAACAGTTGGATCGTGACGAAACAGTTCTGAAGACATATATTCTTCGTAACTGTTGGCCAACGACAAGTGGTTCTGCAATTGAACTGAGTATGGATAGTGAAAGTGCAGTTGAAGAATTCTCAGTTTCTTGGAGATATCAGCACTTTGAAGCTTCTGGCGTAAACTTCTAATTTGAACCTACTAAATAGAAGGTAGGAGACAGAAACATTATGGCGGAAATATTTGGCTTTACAATACAAAAAGCACAAAAGGATATGGGGCCTCGTGAAAAAACTTTCACGGACCCCACTCCTGATGACGGCGCGATTGAAATTGCTGGCGGTGGATTCTTTTCATCTGTACTAGATACAGATGGACGGGAACGCAATGAACTTGATCTTATTCGTCGTTACAGAGATATATCTATGCAATCGGAGTGTGATGCTGCGATTGAAGATATTGTGAATGAAGGTATCATTTCAAATCTAAATGATATTCCAGTTAACATAGACTTAACTAATCTACCCTATCCTGATAAAATTAAGAGACGTATGAGAGCAGAATTTAGTGAAGTTCTTCGTCTTCTCAATTTTAATGAGAAGGGTCATGACATTTTTCGTCGGTGGTATATTGACGGAAGGATGTTCTATCATAAAGTTATCGATAATAAAGACCCGCAAAGGGGTTTGCAATCGTTGAGATTTATTGACCCAAGCAAAATTCGCAAGGTTCGGGAAACAAAAAAAGACCCTGATCCAAGTGTAAATGGTATTGAAATGGTCACTAAAGTAGATGAGTATTATATCTACAGTGATAAAGGTTTTGCAGCGGCCGGTTCACAGGGTAATGATCAGGGAATTAAGATTGCTGCTGATTCGATAGTATATGTCCCATCAGGACTACTTGACAATAACTCAGGTCGAGTTATCTCATATCTACACAAAGCAATCAAACCAGTTAACCAGTTGCGTATGATTGAAGATGCGATTGTTATCTATCGTATCTCTCGCGCACCTGAGCGTAGAATTTTCTATATTGATGTTGGTAATCTACCGAAGGTCAAAGCAGAACAATATCTAAAAGATGTGATGAATCGTTATCGTAACAAATTAGTTTACGATGCAACCACCGGAGAGATTCGGGACGACAGAAATCATATGTCAATGCTTGAAGATTTCTGGTTGCCACGCCGTGAGGGTGGTAGAGGTACAGAGATTACGACACTTCCCGGTGGTTCTAACCTTGGGGAAATAGATGATATCGTATACTTCCAACGAAAACTATACCGTTCACTTAACGTGCCGATTTCAAGACTTGAAGCCGAAAACGGATTCAGTATGGGTCGAGCATCAGAAATTACCAGAGATGAACTCAAGTTCACTAAGTTCGTACAACGTATTCGTAAGAAATTCACCCCCCTATTCACTGACCTGCTCAAGACTAACCTACTCCTTAAAGGGGTAATCTCACCAGAAGACTGGCCGCGTATGCAAGAGCATATTCAGTATGACTTCATGGAAGATGGTCACTTTGCAGAGTTAAAGGATGCAGAACTTCTCAATGATCGTATTCAGACACTTGATGGTATTCAGTCTTACATTGGGACATTCTTCAGTAAAGAGTATGTATTGAAGAAGGTACTAAATATGACAGATGCAGAAATTACGGAAATGCGTGATCAGATGAAGAAAGAACTTGAAACTGATCCATTGGATGGCGGTATTGATATGCCAGATGGTGGTGACGGTATCACAAGGTATCCACAAGATGCTGCGGGTGGTGTAATTGCACCAGAACAGATGCCAGACTATGAAGAAGGAGATGATAATGAGTAAAGAATTTGTAGACGCTCTTGTGGATGGTAACAATCTTGAAGCAGAAAAAGCATTTAGTATCACAATGGCCACTAGGGTCGGTGATGCTTTGGAAGTTAAACGGCGTGAATTGGCCAATACATTTGTCAAATATCAGGACAAGGAAGCGGACGTTAATGAAACGGATTGAGGAAATCTATGAATCTACAGTTGTAGAACGGGATGAGCACAAGAAATCGCAGCAATATAAGCGTCTTTCACCTAAAATGAAGGATGCAGTGGACGATTTGTTTAAAAAAATGGATGCGAAACCTTCAGATTTCCTAAATAGTTTCGAAAGAACTATAACAGACATATCTAAGAAATATAAAGTTCCTGAAAAGGAACTTCTTGGATATTTTGAAAAAGAAATGTTAGCGATCTAGGGGATAAGAATGGCAATTGTTGCAAGAGTACTCAGAGATACCGTTGTTAATGCGCCGGGCGCTGGCGGTACAGTTACGCTTAAGGTTGATATTGAAGATGATGCTGCGGCCAATGGCGCTATTTTAGATGGAAGCACATTAGATGGACATGCGAACGGTGCAAAACTACACATCGCCAGAATTTGGTGGGCATTGACTCAAGGTAGTGCTGATGATGATACTGGTCATGTTGAAATTCAAGAAGTAGCTTCTGGAACAGATATTGTTCAGATTAGACTTGCCGGAACTGGACACTATGATGGTTCTGCTGGCGTTATCCCCGGCACTGCTGCAAACACAACCGCAACTTCTAGTGACCATGAAATAACTACTTTTGGTACATCTGGATTTATTATTATCGAATTTAAAAAAGACGAAAACTATACAGCGTAAGGATAGAACAATGAAACTATTTTCAGAGGCAGTCGAAGACGTAGAGTATATCTGTGAAGCAAAGGAAGACGGTAGTAAGAACTACAAGATTCGTGGTATCTTTATGCAGGCTGACATCAAGAACCGTAATGGTCGGGTGTATCCTATGGAAATACTTAATAAAGAGGTTACTAAATACAACAAGAACTTTATTAAAGAGAATCGTGCATTTGGTGAACTGGGACATCCAGACGGGCCAACCGTCAATCTGGAACGTGTATCACATATGATCACATCTCTTACACCAGAAGGAAAGAATTTTATTGGAGAGGCGAAGATTATGTCTACGCCTATGGGTGAGATTGTGAAGAGTCTTATGGATGAAGGTGCAAAACTGGGCGTTTCCTCACGGGGAATGGGCAGTCTAGATCAAAAAGGTGGTGCAAACTATGTGCGGGATGACTTCTATCTCGCAACAGCAGCAGACATTGTTGCTGACCCCTCTGCGCCAAATGCTTTCGTAGAAGGTATTATGGAAGGTAAAGAGTGGGTTTGGAACAACGGTGCGTTGTTGGAATCAGAAATGATGGAAATGAAACGAGAGTTTGATGTTAAGAAACGTCAGAGGAACGCAACTAAAGAAGCATTGGCATTTGCTAAGTTTCTTAAAAGACTTTAATTTATAAATAATCATTACAAAGGTAAGGAGACACCCGATGTCAGAACTAGAACAAACAATTGAAGAGTTGGAAGCAGAAGTGCTTGCAGAACTCGAAGAAGCAAGTGATGCCCAGACAAAGGGTGCTGCTCCTGCTGAAGGCAAAAAGAAAATTGGTAAAGAAACACCTAACGGTGGCACAGACGATCTTGGTGGTTCTACACCAGAAGCTACAGTCGAAAAAGATGCTGTCAAAGCAATCTCAGACAAAGACAGTGAAGTTGGTAAAAAGGCTGCTGGTAAAGCAAAAGAACACGAAGATCAACAGACTGCATCCGCTAAAGAAGAGCCAAAGGTAAAACAGGGTTCCTCTGGAGAAAAGACACCCGGTGATAAACAGAAACTTGCTGCTGGTTATGTACCAGAAGGCGAAGTTGTCACCGAAGCAAAACGCATGACGAAAGAAATGCTTAAAGCTGGGATGATGAAGAAGATGGAAGGTATGAAAGCCGTCGATCTGAAAGCCGCATATGAGAATATGATGTCTCCCGCTGAAGACATGGATGGAATGGACGAAGCTGCAAACGACGAACTCAAGAAACTTGAGGACGCAAAGGCAGAGATCGAAGAGAAGATCAAGTCCATCAATGTCAAGGAAGATGTTGACGCTCTCGTAGAGGGTGAAGACCTTTCTGAAGAATTTAAAGAAAAGGCAGCAACAATCTTTGAAGCTGCTGTTAAATCAAAGACCCGTGAAGAAATCTCTCGTATTCATGAGGGAATGACTGACGAGTTTGAAGTAAAACTGGAAGAGTCTGTTGATGCTCTTACAGAAAAAGTAGATACTTATCTCAACTACGTTGTAGAGACATGGACTAAAGAGAACGAGTTGGCAATCGAGCGCGGTTTGAAGGGCGAGATTGCAGAAGACTTTATCTCTGGACTGAAACAGTTGTTTGAAGATCATTATATTGACGTGCCTGATGAGAAATATGACGTTCTCGAAGCACAGTCTGAGAAAATTGCTGAACTAGAAGAAAAGGTTAATAGTGTTATGGAGCAGAATATCTCCCTTACATCTGTTAAGTCTGGTCTGGTTCGGGAACAGGTTATCTCTGAAGCTTGCGAAGATTTAACTGATACCGAAATTGAAAAGTTCAAGTCTCTCACTGAAGATGTTGACTTTGTTGATGAAGAGTCCTTCATGGCAAAACTCGACACCTTGAAGGAAAGTTATTTCCCGAAGACGATTGTTGAACAAACTTTTGATGATGAAGATGGTGGCACCGCACAGGACATTGATACGACTGGAGCTATGAACGCTTATATGTCGGCAATCAGTCGTAACAAAGAGCGTGCCCAATAATATTATAAACAGATGTAATTA